GCCGCCGGCAACCAGCCGCATCTTCGTTTGAGCTCCAGCCCGGATCTCCGGCACGAATCGCACTTCCACCCGGCTGCGTTAGAAAGTTGAAAGTGGAAGGCGACAGTCAGTTTTTTCTTTCTTCCTCAGATAAGCCGCATTCGGCCTTGATGAGCGACACCGCTTCACGAAACAGATCTTCGGGGCCCCGGGATGCCAGCAACTCAGGCGTCGCCGCAACGCCATCCACTTCCAGCCCGATCAAATCCTGTAAGCCCCAGCTAACATAAAGCCGATCAATTTCTCCTGCTAGCAGAGCTGCTTCCAACTTTTCTACCGGGGATTCGCCGGCATTGAGAAATTCACTCTTGAGTGACAAGTCGCGAATGCCGCGAATCAGCTCCATTCTTCGGAGAAATGACATTCGTGCAATCACAAGAGCCACTCCGGGCCGTACCTTTGAATCAACGCGAGAGCAACTGTCGTAGGTCATGATTTAACCGAATGCAACCATAATTTCGTCGTCGACGGTTCCTTGCGCTCGCGAGCTCCGAAAATGCCATTGTAGTCGCGCGCCTGTATCATCGTACTCCGGCACCTCGGGTAACAAACTCTGCAAATATACGCCGAATAATTGGTTTGGCTGCTGACCTAGTTGTAACATCGCGGTTATTGGTGACTGTTGCTTAGCGGCCTGATACAATCCTTGTGTCGCGGTGTCGTCCTGCTGGTAGAGCTGAAAATCTATCGATACATCTCGAGTACCTGGCGCAATGGCTTGCGGCACCGTCGAGCCGAACTCTTGACCGCGGAGGTCTAAGTTGTTACTCAGCGCGATTTGAGCGTTTGTTAGTGTAAAAAACCGGTGTGGCTCGTTCCCCAGCCACACCTGGCCCAAATGTCCGGGAACAATCGAGTAATCGAATGCGCTTAGCGCCGGCTCCGGAGGAAACGAGCTGAGTTGCCCAATTCCCCCGACGAAACTGGTACTGTCTACAAGTTCTTGAGCCGAGCCGCTAAAAGTGAATTCGTGAAAGTCCCCATTGACCTTGATGCTCATTTGATCGATACCTGCCCCGCACAGAATTCTATGAACCGCAGAGCTAGGAGCCCAGTAGTCGAACACACTCACGCTGGGGAGTTCAGTTGCCGGAAAGTACGTGGCCGTCGGGCCAACACTCGCACTCGCGGTCGGCGTCACCGACAGTGGCGCGTTCAATTGCACCGAGGTACTGTCGATAACTGTAGCTACGAAACGCAGCTCGCTAAGGTAGGTAACTGCCTGGCCGGGGACGAGCCCGTGCGGTGCCGTGAACTTTAAGGTTGTAGTTGAGGAGCCGGTGGCAAGCGTGCCGCCAGAAAACATCGCCGCGGCGCTGCCCAACGCTCCCTGGAATAGAGGCCCATAACTCGGCGGACTTGTTCCTCCGTTCCACGTCGTCAAAAACGTCGTCAAGTCGAATGTTGTTTTGCGCCGGCCGCCTGGAGGCAAGCCAGCAAATGTTCGGCTTCCCGTCTTATCCTTGCGCGTTGAAACTTCTAGTTGCTGCTTGGCCGTCAACTTGACTGAGGGAATCCGGTTAGCTGCCGTGATACCCGCAACTTGGCCGTATGTACCCTCAGCTGCGCAGTAGAACCGGTTGGCGTTGGAAGAAATATAAACTGGCATACCGTTAATCAACGCTCGCGTTCACTTCGAATGAGACTGTTGCGCTCTTAATGAAATTGCGGCCGCCATGTTTCACGGCAGCGAAAGAGATTTCGTACCCACCCGCATAGAACAAACCCTGTCCCCAGTCGCCGCGATTTTGATCGAGGATCTGGGTGACAGCGTCCGTATACAATTGTGACGTTCGGTCGATTCCTTCCACTCTGTCTTGCGAGACACGGACGTCAATTTCCATCTGCAGCCTTCCCGAAAAAGTTCGAAACTTTTCCTTAAGATCGTTTACTATCCTGTCGCAATACACGTAAACCGCGGTGTACTTGACGTCGGCACTCTTCTCAGCGATATCACTCGCGACGTTGTCGGTGAAAAAACGTGCTGCCGGCACGGGCGGTAGCGACACGTCTTCTGTTTGAGCCAGCGCCGCAATATTCGTGTTTAAACCTGCTGGCGCATTCATCATTTGCACGAGCTTGGACGTCGCTCGGCGGGCCATGCTGACCATGGTGTCTACCCCCTCTGCAAATACCGCGGCAGTACGCGGAAATAGCTTGGCGCTTGGCCCGTGCCTGGCCCCCTCCCCGAAACTAGGCCCGAGGCGGGTAAGACCCAAGCCTGATCGACGGCGATCGGTGTGGGAGTTTGGAGAGAAACCGCGTCGATCGATGTGCCGGCGTAGACGTTCCACGCGGTAGCATTTGGCGGTGGATTCTTAGCTGTAACTTGGATAGAATTCTGATCCAAAGCAGACGCCGACGCTACTGCGCTGGCCATCCCCTCGTCTCCTCGTGAATTCAACCACGCCGCCTGCACAAAATACGTATTGGCTTGAAAGGTGCCGGCGATCACCTCAACTTGCGGGCTCTGCGCAACTGCTACCGGATCTGATGCCACTCCGATACCGGTTTGCATGAGCATCGAAGACGCCCACTTGGCAAGATCAGTGTAAGCACGCCATTTGCCTAGATAGCGGTCGTTGAGCTGATTGCTGTATGCGTCACGAAAGATCAACTCGAGAGTGTGAAACGTGTGCCACAGCCGAAGCGGTGGTGTTACGACGATGCTCGACAGTTGTACCGTCGTGGTCAATATCATTCCAGGCCACCAGGCTGATGGAGTCGCGGGTGAAAAGGGAGAGCATGATACAGCGGCCGTAATCTCGATGCCTAGCTCGTCCTGCGCAAGAAAACTCTTTGCCGTCGCGTCGATCCCTTCCGTGCTAGCGACATCGAGAGCCGCGCTATCCTGGGCCGCTAGTTGGTCGAGCGTTGTGATCGGTGCGTCCGTAAACAGTGCCATCAAAGTACCGTATTACTCTTTCGCGGAGCGCTTGGTTTTGAGTATGTCTGCCGCAGGCACCGACATCATTCGCATTTGGCTGGTAATCGCCTCTTGCTCTGCCGTGCGCTTCGCTGCCGAGTTGTGTTCGTGAAAGTGACGAATCGCATGCTCGGGAGCGAGGCGGGCGCGGCCGTCCGCGATCATCTTGGCGGCCAGCTGCCTGGGGACTTCGGTCAGTAGGCCTTCTTTGCCCCCGTCGGTAGTCTCGTTACTTTCTAGAACGGCATAGGGCTCGATAATGGTCTGTTCGATGTCACGAATCTTCTGATAGTAGGTTTTCAAATTCATAGCCACTCGCACTAAACTGGTGAGTCAAGTAATACTTCACGAAGCGGCGGCAGGCATCACGAGTTAACTTGTACTGCGAAGTTGTTTCGCAGGGCGGCTGTGCCGTATAGAACGTCCACAGTAAACTGCTGGGAAAGGGTATTCGGCTGATAACTCATTATGACGCGCATTCCAAAATTTCCCAGGTCCGCGTACTCAGCGATGGCGCCCGTCCCGGGTAGAGGCTGCGGTAGGCGCCTGATAACGAGACCGATCGCATCGCGGACAAAGGCCAGGTTATGGGTTGTTACTGGAGAGCTACCGGTTTTTGCTACAAATTGAGAACGGAAAACGAAAAAGTCCTTGATTTTGCCGACAGTGCCTTCAACCAGCGCTCTGAGACCCGCTTCACCGGCCGTCTGAAATTCACTGAAGCGCGGAATCTGTCTCATTTGTGAGTAGGTGCTCGCATCAACCAAAAGGTGCTTTGGCTGCATCGCTGGAACTTTGGCTTGAAATAGCGCGGTCTCCGCTGCGTCGATCACGGCCTCGGTGATGGGCGTCGCCGCGATGCCTACCGGTGTATTGGCCGTAAAACTGGCGTATAGACCCAGGAGATCGGACTCGATCCGCTCGGCGATGGCAATCACGGCTGGTTGCATGTAGACTCGCAGCAAGTCGGGGACGGCAAGGACTTTGGTGACATCCGGTATCTGAAATGTCGCCTCTGCGTGCGTGTTTAGCACAATTTGTGCATTGCCCATATTGGGGTTTTGTGTGCTGACCGTTCCACCCTCAGCAATATTGTTGGCGACGAGTGTCGGGGGAATCGGAACGTTGACTGTGTCTCCGGCCTGTGCGAGTGTTGGCTCATAATCGCGGTTTACAAGATTGCCCATAACGAGATTGCCGACGAGGGCGGGTAAAGCGTCCGCTGCCACAAGCTTGACAATTGCGCTGGCTACGTTAGCTGATGTAATCGCTGGCATTAGTTTCTCCTGTTGTTGTGTTCGTTGTTTATTGCACTGTCATTTATGATCCACGTAACGCTTG